TCTTGCCAAAAAACAATGCAAAAACATAACACCTGCAAATCTTACAGGTGTTATGTCATTTGCGTATAACTATAATATTTCTAACTTTTATTGATTAGAATGGAAGGTCGTCAGCTGCGCCTGCTTGCGGTACTACAGGAGGCGGAGGAACTGCCATGCCACCCATTGCCGGAGCTGTTGCCATTGGTTGGTCAACAGGTGCACCTGCCGGAGCTTGTGCTGCAGCAGCTTCTGCTTTCCATGCACGAACATCAGTATACCAACGTCCATTAAACTCACGGCTTTCTAAGTCGAAGCTAACTGTTACGACTTGCCCTACTTGCAAAGGATATTGATCGCATCTCTCACCAAAGAAGTTGAAGCAAACATTCTTCGGATATGTTTCTTGTGTTTGGAGTACGTATTCTCTTTTCTTCCAAGTGTTACCGGCTTTTGATACGCCTGACACTTCGGGCATAGCTTGGATAATTCGTCCTGTAATTTCCATTTTTAATTAATATATTTTTCTGTAATTTGTTCGTTTGTGATATCGATTAGTGTTCTGCAAATTTAGGAAAAAAATTCAATTCTGTAACGGAATAACGATCTTTTTTCACCTTAAAAATGAAAAAAGTTTAATATCAAGTGATATTGCTCTCTCTTACGAGTAAAAATCGTAACTTTGCAAAATTGTAATTATAATGTATAATGAACGTACTGAAATTTGGTGGAACTTCTGTTGGATTGCTAAATAATGTTAATATTCGAGTTGTTGCTAAAAATGCTTGAGTGTAATAAATTGATAAAAAGCACGATGCAAGATTTTACTGTTGTTAATTCCAAAATGCAACTTTTGGTTTTGTGCATTTACATTGGTGTCATGTTCTTGATTCTCAACTGTTAATAGCCTCTCAAAATTCTATTTTATTGAACAATTATAGCTATCTTTGTAGCAGATACACGATTGTTTTTTGTTCGCACTTTATAGGGCATATATTAATAAATAATGGTGTTTTTTGCTTCAAGAGAGGAATATTAAATGTAACATTTTTTAACATGGCTAAAATTAATTTAAGTTTCGCTTTTAAGAACGGCAACTTCTGTTTATGCGCCACAGTCGCAGGTACTCAAAAAAGACACTACCGCCTTGTCGAAGGGTTGAATCATCCTCAATTTGCACGATGGGATAGGACACTTCAGATGTTCTCCACACGCGCTAAAAATGGAGTTGAAAACAACATCCGTTTGGCTAAAATCAAAGCTCATTACGAACAAATCTTATCAGAGCATGAGTTTAATTCTGGCAAAGAATTGTTTGACTACGATAAAGAGCATAGCAATAATGCAATGCAAGAGGTTGTAAAAACCATCTGCAAGCAACAAAGCATCAATATGTCAAGTACACGTGATGCCGAACTTGTCAAGATATTGGTGACATACATACGTGATAACAACCTTGTCAATGCACCCAATACGACAAACACAATTAATACGCCAACGGTAATCAATCCGGTTGCTAATTTCTCAACTGCTCAGGTGGAACAATTTACAGCTCCCACCCACCCCACTCCAGTTAATGTACAGCCGGCAGTTGTACCGAATAAGTGTATTACTTATGGTGAATATCTTGACCAAGTTATAGAAAAGAAGAAAAACTCTATTGGCAAAAAACCAAGCTTAACCTATCTGCGCTACTGCACACTTAAAAATAAGCTCCTTACTGAAGGTAATTTGATAAATATTCCACTAAATATCGTTGCCACACGAGATTTAAATGCGCTATCAGAATGGCTTGTTGCTAATGGAGCATCGTCATCTAATTACACTGTATTAATGAAGTATGCGATGGCTGTCTTGCACTCGGCAGTAAAGATTGGTATCATCACTTCTTCTCCGACTTTCTCAATAGCGGAAAACACTCCGGTGAATAAGGAAGATGAAAACGAAGATAATTTCAAGTCTTTGTCGGTTGAGCAATACGAACAATTCTGCTCAATTGAGGTTATGGGTCTTTTTCATAACCAGTGGAGTAGTAAAAAATTTGAATATATAATGTTTCGCGACTTTTGTATATTGTTATATGAATTGAAGTCCAGACCTATTGATATTGTTACTATGAAATGGAGCAGTATTGAATATAACGAACGATATGGAGGATATGTTTGTTCATACGTTCCAACAAAAAAGAAAAACACAACCAATCGCAATAAAGCTAAATCGGTTCAATTCATTTCATCTAAAGCTATGGAAATAATGCAAAAATATAAAGGACAATCCAAATATGGCTACATATTGCCGTTTGAAATAAATAATACGCGAGAATGGGATTTAAATGATGTAGAACAATTCCATGAACACTCTAAAATGTGGAAAGTTTTACAGAACATGATGGGTAGATTCTTGGAGCGCGTAGGTAAAAAGCTCGGCTTACCATTTAAACTAACGCTCTATGCTTTCAGACGTACAGCTATCACTCACGAAATCATTAACAACGAAATGCCGATTAATATGATTGCGAAGGTAGCAGGAACATCAACAAGAATGATTGAAAGCCACTATACCAACTACCTTGATGCCCTATCGCACTTCAGAACCCAAGAGCAGCTTGATATGGCGGCTGAAGATGTAGATAAGAATAACAATAAAAATCCTCGCAAACCCAAAAAGAGCAAGCGAGGATAAAAAGAAAGCTGAAACTTAAATTTGCCACGGATTTTTGTAGGGGTCGTAATCACGCGCGTATGTCGCGATTGCATACTCAGTGATGTGTTTATTATCTCCTGCAACTTTTCGCGGTATTTGGGGGTTTATTTTAAGTCTGGCGGCATCTCTCAGCCAAAGTATAGACGTTTCGTAATCCGTAACGCGAGTAGAGCTGATATTTACCGGTGCTGTTAGCTTGTATAATTCATATATCGCCAACCTCAACAAATGCTTTTTGATATTGGCATTTCGGGGGTCATCCTGAATAATATTGTGGTTAAGAACAAGCTCATCAGAATTAGGATAAGCTATCGGATAATAGACTTCATTCTCATACACTACGAACTCAGTGTCGCTAAGCTCGTACTCATTGTAGTCTGCATCGTAATCGCCAATTTTACCCCAGTTGTCAGAATCATAGGGGTTGAGATTCCAGTCTACATCTTCAGGATTAATCAAAGCATAGAAACTGCCATCGTAGCGTACTACATCCCATTTGTTGTAAGTAAGATTGACAATCCACTCATCAGTGTCAATCTTAACCCAACTTGTTAATCCGGGAACCTGAACGTTGTTAAAGTCTAAGCCATTATGCTCAACGCACTCATAATATCTGCCGGCGAATGTAATAATATCGCCCGGAGCATAAGATAAACGCTGAGAGTAAGGCTTGATGGTGTCTACTGATTGTGTTAGCGTATCCGCTTCAGTCCAATACACTACGCTGGTAGGAGCTTTTCGACCACGGATAGTTCTGAGTGCTTTATAGATTTTGTTGTTGTGGTAGAAATGCGCACCGGCAGGATAAGTGATTTGCGTGTTGTACTCTAACAAGTCTTTACCTACCGCCAAGACTTTTTCAATTTCATAGTTGCCTGATAGATACTCTAAAATTGATTCTTCGGCAGCTTCCTCAGCTTGCGCCAATCGTTCTACATTGCCACGAATAAGCTGAGATAGAGCTTCCTCAGTGACAATGCTAATGTAGTCGTTGTTGTTGATAAATCTTTTGTACATTGGTTAGTATTCAAAATCGCCATAAATATGCGGAGAGTTAACAGTATAGATACCGGAATCACCCTTATATTGGAATGAACGCCACGGATTAGCAAGCATAAGACATAAGGCGTAATCAAAACAGTCGGACAAGTGACCGTACTTCTCGTATTTCATGCCCAGCTTCGAGTCTGTTACTTTAGCCTTACATTTGGTGCCATCCTGATTTTTCTTCTGATAGATGAGGTCCTCAGTGAATTTACGGCAGCGCATATCAATATAAATGGACCAACCGGCATAACCGGCAAAAACGCTATTGATAAATTCCAGACGAGTAACTTGTGGTGGTTGCCTGTTCAGAATATTTTGCCGCACGTTTAGGGCTGAATTAAAGTTACCCTTGATAATTGTATAGTTGTTAACGCCATCCTCAGTTTGTGTAGAACGAGCCTGACCAGCCGGATCGCCTGTTAGTATGACACCGCCCATGTGTCGGTCGGTAAGCAAGCGTTGGTTTATCATTTTGGCAAATGCCGGTGTGTTGTTTTGCTTTTCTTCAGGTCTGCCAAGGTATTCGTTCAGCACATATACTTTCTTCTCGTTATAATCGAATTGTAGAGCCAAGCATGACATATAAGGCGCAACGTTGAAGTCGAAGCTGAGAACGACAGGTTTGAGTGGGTCGTAGACTTTCTCTCGTAAGCCATCAACCAAGTGTTGATTACCTTTGAATTGCCAATATGCCGCCACTTCATTAGTATCAACGAAATCCCAGTTACCGTATAGTAGACGTGCTTTAGTTGCCGGGTCGGTAATTTTTTCCAACGCAGCACGATAAATCATCGTAAACTTTTCGTTAGGGTTGTCGAATACTGAGAAAGGCACATAGGCTTCAGATTCCGCACATTTGACAGGATTACCGTCATCATCTTGTACGAAACGAGAACGAACCCAAGTAATACAAGGGTTGGTGGTCATGAGAAGTCGGGGATATTTGAAACTTTCATGGGTTCGCCAACGTAGACGAGAAAATAAGACCTCAACAGCCTTCTCAGATATTTCGGACACCTCATCAATTGCTGCGATGGTGAACTCCGAAGAACCAAGACGCTCAAAGTTGGTATCTGAAGGCAAATCTTCCAGTTCTTTCAATATTATCGTGCTATTGTTCCAGAAGGTGACTTCTCCAACTTGATTGTTAATTTTATAATTCTCGCCTTCTTTCAACCCCCAATCGCGCATAACAGTCTTAACCGTATTGAAGGTTGATTCTTTCAGTGATTTGATAGTTTTACGCGCGATAACAGCACGTAAATCGGGAAACCTCATGCAGCTACTGACAATCCAACAACTCGCAAGGTAGCTCTTGCCACCTCCGGCTGCACCACCACCTAAGATAATCTGAGGTAGATCGAATGATTGGCAGTTCTCACATTGGGGTTTGTATATATTTTTGCCATGAATGTCCTTACCAACCACTGTTTGAATAATGTGACCACCGCAATGAGGACAATAATCAGGTTGTAGCATTTTCCACAACTCATATTGTCGGGGTGATGGTGCAAAGTCAATAACAAGGTTTTCAGGAGCAACTAATCCTTTAGCCATTCCAGTGTGTTTAATGTTAGTTATAACTAAGAATAGCTGCTTTACTAATTCAATAGCAATGGATTAGCGCAAGATATGGCAATAAAAAAGAAGCAGTTCGCTAAAACCGCTTCTTTTGTATAGTAGGTAAAAATAAGTAACGATTTTCACAAACAGTTACCTATTGAGTGCAAATTCCTAATTAAGAAAATGAATATTATCGTCGCCTCAAAAAAGAAATAAAAAATAAGTTACTCACAATTAACCAAAATCAATAATAGTGCGTCTGAAAGGGTCGAACTTTATTTGACCACCATAATCAGGTCACAGACGCGAGGAATATCTTCCAACATTCCAGTGCGTTATTTCACAAGCTAACACATAACTTGCCGACTTACGATTCGGTTCGAGCAACGAGCATTAAACTCGGTCGAAATTTACGTTACTGTGCGCAGCAGTACCCCTTGATACAGGGGTGGGAGTCGAACCCACACTCATCAAACGGCTCAAAAACACCTCTACCATCTACCGTTTGAGATTGCCATTACCCTGCATAAAGCCTAATTTCACAATCCGGCTTATCCCATGACAAAACATCATATTTTTATTATCTGCAAATTCAATATCAATTATCGCCATAAAATGAACTCTAAGTGGCGCAGATAGGGGTCGAACCTATGACCTCCAGATAATGAGTCTGGCGAGCTACCACTGCTCTACCGCGCTTTATTATAGAATAGAGTTGATTTATGTTTGGGTTGGTTATTGGCGATAAAATTTGTTTTATTCATTCGTTGGTTGCTCATCAGGAAGATATAAACCACCAATGGCTAATTGCTTCCTAACAGCTTCCCTGAACGTGATACCATTGTTTGTAAAGTTCATAATCATCTCATAATAACGAGGGTGTAAGTTGTATAGTAATTTAAATCGCATATCATCTGCAAATTGTGCGCCAAATCCACAAGCAGTACAGCCGGTTCTTGCTATGCCTTTGTAGTATATGTCTGACACTTTGAGATTGTGCATATTAATATATTGCCAAATATCTTCCTCAGTCCATATTGATAAAGGTCGAGAGCTTATGCGACTACCCCAAATATTGCAACCATATCTAACCCACTGCGAAGCTCTAACCATACTTTCTGAAGCCATAATGCCTAAGATTGGTTTGCGTTTAGTTGCTTGTTCATATCGTCTAAATGGTTCTTTCTTCAGCTTATTACAACACAAGTAATGTGTTTCATACGGCTCATCAATCAAATAACGCCATTTAGTAGCCAACTTAAACTTATTGTTGGGGTTTAAATGCTTCAGGGAAGTTGGTGCGTTAGGGTTGTTTCTAATGCCCTTAACTCGCTTTGCAACTTCTTTAGATACCAATGGGAAACCATATTTTGCCCAGACTTGTTTAGGTGTTAGCTTCGGGTGAATGGTTTCTATATTGTGGCACGAATTAACAAAGCGGATAATTTCAGGATATTCACAACCGGTATTGCAAAAGACACCTAAAATATCAGGATAAATTGTTCGGCACAGGTCCAACAAAACCGTACTGTCTTTGCCGCCTGAAAAGCTGACGTAAGTGCTGTTCACCCCCCCCCCACACGATTGACAAATTGCTCAATAACACCTATGGAGTGGTCTATTTTTTGGTCAAGCGACCATTTCTGTCGCTCGGCTAATTCATGTAGTGATAGTTTATTTGTTTCTATTGTTTCCATATCATATAAGATAAAAAGTGTTTTATGTTAGTTATGACCACGAACAAAATCAGTTCAAATTCAAATTATGATATTAACAAACAGGATGCAAGTTATACTAATTCAATTTCGTATAATGCAAAGGGGTAATCTTCATTGATAATTTCCCATGCTTCGCCTCTCGTAAAAGCCGGAATATTAACATAGAATTTATCCTTTGTTGTGCGGTTGACTGCCATGAATACAAATACTTCTTTTTTGTGTCGTTGAGAAGCAATCTTATAACCTCGTTGTGACAATTCGTTGAGTAGAACAATATCAGGCGCGGTGGTTACAGCTCTCTCAACGCTTATAATGTCAGCTGTGTCGGTTGATGGGTCTACGCTTGTTGTTGATGCAAGCTGAGTGTTCCACCAGTGCCATTGGTCCATATCAACCGTATATTTGACCTGAATTGCGTCATCATCATGTGAAATATACGAAATAGTGATTATATCGTACAATTGAGCTATAATCAAGCAAGATTTAATGATAGAGCTGTGGCATTGAACTATCTCGGAAAACGCTTGTATATCCACTGTTGCAGATGGTCCATGCACTGCGATTATGCGCCCTAATAACCGGAGTATAGTTGATGTAAGTAATATGTTTCTTTTCATAATTTACTTGTTGCCAAAATCTGCCGGGGTTTCGCCCCATAATAAGTTATCCCAATGCCTTACTTCAATCGTATCAATATCATCAGCCATAATCTTCAGGAACACCTCAGCCTTCTGTAAATTTTTATTCCTACGCTTAGATGCCGTTGATTTATTATTGTACCATGTTATAGCTGTTTGAGAGTCGGTATAGATAATTCTCGGCTTAAAGTTATGCTCGATGATATACTTCGCAGCCTGAACTACTCCCAGAAACTCCCCGATGTTGACGGTTTGATGACCTAAGTTCTCGTAAAAGATACGCTCACCTGTTGCCAAATTAATGCCTTGATACTCGGTTACTGAGTTTTTGACTGAGTGTGCAGCATCGGTGGCAATCCCTTCAGTCGGTCGATTAGTAATATCCATCTCTGCGATAATTTCTCAGCAACGCTTCAGCTGCATCGGTAAAATCAGCAAATACCCTTCCGCGCCATTTAATATCTTTGCGGTCAAGTATGGTGTCACCAATTTTGCTGATAGAATTGTTGCGTTTGCTTGATGGGTCAAAGGTGATAATGCGATTTCCCCACTTAACTTCAACCTTGTAAAGGATATTGGGAACATAAGTCGTTATGACGGTCGCAACAAATGCCGCTTCCAGAACGCCAATAGCTACAAAACCTTTCTTCTCAACCATAGGAACCATAGCAACTCGATACAAGGTGTTATACTGAACCTCATCCTGAATAGCCGGACTAACCAAAACTACTTGCTTGGGTTCACGTGCTTTTTCCCCTACTCCATACCAACAACCATTTCTTTTTGTCACGTATGCAATCAGATTGCCGGTGCGTGTAGAATATTTAAATCTCAGCTTGGAAAATACAGTACCGATGGGGAAAACTTTCTTGCCTTCCTCGTTTACTGTAATGCTATGCTGTTCTGGAGATGTTGCAAATAATATCATACCTATTGTACTGTCATTTTATGCTTAACGAGATGAGTGGTGCTTTGTTCGTTATAGCACTACAAAGGTAACGATTGTGCAACAAAACGCAAACGAAAAACCTTATCAGACAGATAGTTAAGGCGTGATTTGGCGAAAAAATTGGGAGTAGCTGTTTTAGAGAAAATATTGAGCAAGGCAATGAAAAAGACAGCCTTAAAAGACTGTCTTAAAACTTGAATTTAACAACGCTTATATAATGCTAATCGTTAGTTAATATATCTCAATGGAAGAAGCAATGCCTGAAATGTGGTCGGAGTTGTGCTGTTATTGTCACCTTATCAGAACTACTTCGGTATCGTTTTGTTGTTAGATAGATATGGATGCTGAAACACAATCATTGCAGATGCCGGAATTACGCTTGTATCTGCTATAAGTGACAGGCCTACCACAGAGATTACAATAATATACTTTCTTGTCATTTCTGCGCATTGATTGTAAAACCTTGTTTGCATCAACATCGTACTCATCGCTCAGAACTTTGATTATCTGAGGGCGTGTGTACAGATTTAAATTGTTTAATTTTCGATAGTCGTTAAGAACTAAGTAGTTGATAACCTCAGCTTGATTAAGTAACCCTAACGCTATCATAGTTGTTATAGATGCAACATCTAAGCCGGTCATAACAGCCAGCTTAGATGTTTCTTTATCTCGTAATTTAATCATATTCTTTGTATGTATCGCTTATTCTGCCTGACTTCATCAGATAGGCAAATATTAAAATAGCTGGAATTGATCCTCCTACGGGCAGCAACCAATGCCACGTGTGAAAAAAGTAGTCTTGTTTTAGTAAGCACACCATGCCACACATCCCACCCATACTCGCAGCCATAGTGAAAATAACATACACCCACATTCTTAATATTGAATGGCGATATATCTTACGCTGAGTCTTTATAATCGCTTTAAGTGAGTTAGTTCTCCACTTATATCCTTCCTTTTCTAAACATTCTTGACCACAAGCAATAGCGGCAATCGGACACACCAACATACCAATTGTAGATAGCACTAATAATGGCAAGCCTATCAAACAGCCAATTAATGTGTCTAATGAGCCATATCCCCAAGCGTATTGTCCATACCCGAACATTATACCTAAGAACGAATATAACACAACTAAAGCAAAAGGAAACAACATACCATCACTGTTGTCCGGCATTTTGAATGTAAATAAAACCTTATGTGACATTGAAATTCCTATCCCAGCTATCACAAAAGAGGTCCACATGATAAAATTAGCCATTGTGTCTATAGGGTTCATCCACTCCATATAAACGCGGAATATCCACAGACACACCAGACCAAAAGCAAAGCCGATAAAAGATAATCCAAAGTCGTGATAATTCTTCACGTGTAAATACTTAATTTTCATAATGTTGATTGATTTTGTAAATGTTTTGTTTTAGATCAATAGTTCGTTAAAAAATCAAGGGTTACGCAGTATCGGCAACCCCATAGAATAAGAGTTCTTTGAAATTGTTGGTATTTAATAGCTTGTTTGGGCG